CCTTCATCTTCACTTAAAGAATTAGAAGATCCGCTTGACTCAAGAGGAACTTTATATTTTTCTTTTTGCTCGTTGAAAAATTTCTTAGCTTTAGCAACAATTTTTTTCTTTTTAATTTTTATTTTCTTGATGTCTGACTCTTCATCATAATCTTCGTCATAATCAAAGTCTTCCATCAATGAATCGATATCGTCTTCGTCTAAACCTTCTTCGGTAGACAGAAGATAATCCTTTAGTAATTTATCATCACTAACAGAATCAATGTCTCTGTTTAATTTAACAAAGTCATCAAGACCTCTTCCTGTTTCTTTTTTATACTTATAGTAAGCAGCTACATCGTCTGGAAGTTCTTCAGCTTCTTCTTTAGCTGCGTTAATCTCATCCAATGAAGATAACTCTCTTCCGTATTTATTCTTAATAAATGAAAGAATATCCTCCTCTCTTAATTCAGCAGAAGGAGATTTCTCTTCTTCAGTCGCTACTTCATTATTTACTTCAGTTTCTACTTCAGTTTCTACTTCGACTTTTGCCTCGGTAGTCTCGCTGTCTACAAACTGGTCCTCGTGCTTTTCCAATAGTTCATTTTCAACTTCTTGCATTGACTTTGTTTCTATAGGCTTTACTTCTCTTACTTTAATTTCCATTGTTATTTGATTTTATTTGCAAAGATACATAAATTTTATTATAACTATCTAGGATTGAACTCAGCGAAGTCGAAGCCATCAAGGCTGTCTTCGTTAGATTCAAAATTGACAGGTGGTAAATTATTTTTTCTTTGCTCGATTAATTTTGATTGTTGTGTACTCTGTTGGCTTATTCTTTGGGATTTAGCATCCTCCTTCATAACCTCTTTATCTTTTACAGCATTAACTTCTACTCCCTTAAGCTGCATCTGTAAAGAGAACTCTTTATCCATTAGCTCCACTTTCAAGGAAGCTTCGTTTTTAAGCTTTTCAATGTCAAAAGCAGTTTCAGCTTGTTTAACTTGTATTTTCCCTTGAGTTTCAGCTTGTATCTTCTGCATAGCTGATTGAGCAGCAATTTGCTGAGACTGTTGTTGTTGAGCAGCAACCATAGACTGTTGTTGAATCTGCATCTTTTCCTCTCTGTCTTGCTTCTTAATACGCTTCATTTTTAGAAGCTGATTAGCTAACTTGAGATTTCTTAATTCTCTAATATCAATAGCGTCCTCAAGATTAATATCTCCTTTAGATAATGCTATCTGAATATTTTGTTCTAATTGTTGTCTTTGTTCTTCATCAGGAGAAATTTCAACAAAAATACCAAAGTCATAAATGTACAAATCAGAAATCTCCCCTAATATATTTACATTATACTTCCCTATCTTATTTATAAAGTCTTCCTTGAAGTCTGAGTATTCTAAAATATCAGCAACTCTATAAGTTAATGCTTGAGCTAAAGATTTATATAAGTATAAACCTCCTTCAAGAATATGTCTTGTTGCTGTGTTTGAATTTAAAGCTGCTAGCTTCTGAACTCCTACTAAAGCATTTGAATCTGGAGTAGAACCATCTCTAGCTTCATTCAATCCTGTTACAGCTCTAATCATATCTAAGTAATGATTATAACTTCCTGTAAGCATTTGTAATTTACTAGCTCCTGAGCTAGATGTAAGTTGTTGAATTGGAACTCTTGCGTTGTTAAACTCTCCGTCTTGAGTATAAGACCTACCAATAACAGAACCTGTTTGGAAGTATAGCCTTAATGCATCCTCCGGATTGTATGCAGCTCCTGTACCAAGGTCTACCTCGTTAAGACCATCTGCATCGATGAATACTCCGTCAGGAACAACCTTAGCAATTACTTGCTGTATTTTTAAATGAGTAATTTGTATTAAATCTGCAAAAGGAATCATCCTTCTAACTAAAGACTCAATACTACCTTTATACATTCTTGGAGCACAAGCCACATAGTTAGGAATAGCGTGCTGAGCTGAAGACTTTGGTCTTACCATATTCTCAGACATTTCCCACTTAAGCATAATGTTAGTACCCATAACCATAACTCCCTCATACCAAACGTCAATAGTTTTAGAAACCTTCTCAAACTGAGCGTCTTCCATCATTTCTTCAGGTGGATTGAAGCTATCATCCTTCTCTATCATTTTAACATTTCCGTTATCAGAAATCTTTTTCTTATAGACAATCTTTTTGGTAGTCTTATAGTTAAAATAAAGAAGTGTAGCTGTATCTCTTAGAAATATATCGTTATCATGAAACTGAGAAACATTATAATGGTCATACCAGCTTTGGCTAGATTTAGATATTGTCTCCAGCTCTTCTTTCGTTATTGTAGGGTCAATCTTAAATAGCTCAGTAATTGGAACAGTTTTAACTTCACCCCAATAAAAACAATCTTTAAAATGAGGGTCTTCAGTATAGCTGTAAATTACATTAGCAGGGTCAACATAAGAAATCTTTACTCCTTCTCCTGAAAGAAACTCATGCTTTGCAACAGATATTCCTATTACAGTAGCATCGTAATCAAGTCTTTTCCTTGTATCATCATAATGATTTTCATCAAATATAGTATTGATAGCCGTCTCTTCTGCAATTTCTATTGCAGGCTTATAGTTAAGCTGCATATAAAGAGATAGTTCTTCATCTGTTTTAGGAAGCTCATCTGGATCCATAGTAAACGGATCAACTCCTGAATCTTTTTGTATTTGTTCCAACACAGGTTTAGCAATCATCTGACCTTCAATATTGTCTTGAAAAGAACCTCTCTTCTCTTGAGACATTGCGTCTTGAGAGTACACTTTAACTTTGAATAATCTATCAGACATTCCGTTAACCACAATGTCTACAAATTTTGGTAGAATAGGTACGGGTGTCCAATCAAGATTTAGATAAGACAAATCTCCATCAACTGATAGTTCATTCTTATATTTTGATACTGACTGTTCGCCTCTTGCGTACAATCTTAATCTTGCAAATTCTTTTTTTTGGTTATAAAACCTTGAACTTGACCCGTCGTTTTTAAACCATTCATATTGAATAGTCTGACCTACCATTAGCCCGTATTCAACAGTTTTTTTCTCTTCATCTGAAGCGAACTGATTCGGGAAACTTTGAGGATTTACTGATATCTTTACTTCTTTCATCTAATTATTTGGCTACGATTTCCATCATTACTATACCTTGCAAAGGTAATGCTTATTTTTGACTCTTGTTTTTGAGGTGTATATAATGTCTTTTGACAAGCCATTACGGCTAATCCAGAGCTAATAGAAGCATCATGCTTTGTTCTGTTATTAATATCAAACTTTGCCCAATCTTCCAATGTTCTATTAAATAACATAGAGCCAACTTCATCACTAGGTCTATAAGTTCCATCTAAATCAAATCCAACGTGTTTTTCTATATATGACTCTATAGCGGCTGCGTGAGCTTGTTTTATATCTTCAGACGAGTTAGGTATCCCTCCAAGCTCTTTCTCTGTCTTAGATAGCTTATTATATATCTTATCAGGTCTGTTCATAGAAAACCCTCTATACCCTCTATTCTTAAAATGATATAAAAGCCTCGGCTTATTATTCTCTGCAAGTATCGGCATACCATAAAACACACAAGCCATAAGGACATCTTCAAAGAATATCTCTGCTGTCTGAGGTCTAGCTATGTACTCTAAGAAAAATTCATTACTAGGAGCTTCATCCATACTAAACATAGTAAGTCCGTGAAGAGAACCGTTAGATCCACCGCCACCAACAGTACCTGATATATCGTAACTATCACAACCAAAAGCTCCAATATGTTCGTTTCCTGGATATTTTATTCCATTCTTGGTTATCATGTTGTTTTGTAAATGCTTATTAGGAGTCCAACCAACATAAAACCTTCCTCTTTTATCAGGGCTAAATATAACCTCTGTATCTTGAATTCCATTCTTCCAATGGAAAGACCCTCTAGTAACGTGCCTATCAGTAATTAAAGATTCGTTATAATCTACCTGCTGATATATCTTAGTAAGATTAAATAATGACTGCTTACTTTCATCTCTAAATGCGTGAGATTCCGTTCTTGGAAACTGTCTATAAAATTCATTCAAAGCATCCGGGTCACCCTTTAGTGAATCCACCTCTGCGTCCCAATAATCAATAGCTCCAATCTCTATCATCTCACCATCAGCCCCCAACAATGGTTTTTTAGGATTTCTAAATACAGGCATTCCATGTATATCAATGAACCCTTCCATATTCCACTCCATAGGAATAAAAAGAGAATACATGCCACTTTTTGTCTGTCCGTTTTTATTTCTGGAAGTAACTGACGAATCCTCGTATAACTTTTTAAAATTATCTCCACCTTTACTTAATGCATTGGATGTTGAACCCATCATACACTTCCCTATAACTTTACTACCTAATCTAAGACAGGTTTTAGTTACACGCCAGTTATTTAAAATATTGTTTGGCTTAATCCACTTTCCTGATTCATCATGAACTAATAAAAGTAACTTCTCTCCATCATAACTGTTATCGTCTGTATTCTTCCAGTCAATAGTAGTATCAAGTCCTTCAAAACTTTCTTCAGCTATAGTAGCCATATTCTTTTTAGTAATCTTAGACGCAGGAACTCTAAATGCTAATTCAGTTTTTGGTTTATCCATTCCATCCTGGATAGGTTTAAAAAAGAAAGGAAGTCTATTGGATATAGGAACTACCTTATCCGTAAACATCTTCTTTGCATCAGAACCTGTCTTTGATAATATCCCAACCCTTGCATCTGTAGCTAGTGTTCCTGTATTTACACATTCAGAAGAACCCATAAAAGAAAATCCAGAACGTCTAATTTTTAGATACGACATTCCAAAAGACCTTTTATCAGCTTTACAAGCTTCCCAAAATATGAAAAATATTCTGTTTGCTTCTCGGTAATCAGGATAACCAACATCTATATTTGTCCATTGAAGGTACATGTAATGAGAACCTGTTATGTAGGTAGACTCACCTTTATTCATAAACCAATAACCTAACTCTCTATTATCAAATTCAGTCTCAATATATTCAACCCACTTATCTTTGAATGAACTGTGCATATCATTCCATTGAAATATAGACTTTATTTTAAATAATTCTCTTGGTAATTCTTCTCTCTCCCAATATTGTTTTTCAGGTTTAGTGCTTCTCATATTAGCACGCAAAGGCTTCATAGGAAGACCTATGACTAACCCACTAACACTAATAATATCACCCAATGTTCCGTCACGAGATATTATCACTATGTCATATTCCTGGTTATATCCGTAATTCCAAGAAGATTTTTTATTCTTTCTCTTAATTACCGAATCAGATATATAGTCCTCTAGGACTGTATATAATTTAACCTCTAGCTCTTTTTTCTGCAAATCCACTTGTACTAGGTTTAGTTTCTTTTTTATCAGACTCTTCTCTTAAATTATCCTCCTCAATATCAATTCTAGAAAGTATTTCAAACGCATCAAATATAGCTAATTTTTTAGCAGCTGCAGCATTCTTTAATTTATCTGCTGCCAAATCATCTTCAATGTCATATCCAACTATTTTTTCTTGAGCAACTTTTATAAGCTCCTCAACAGCTCTTCTTCCTGCTATTACAAGCTCCAATCTTAATTCATTTGAGTTCTTCATAATTTAATTGTTATATAATTATTTATAAAACATTACATACACCATTCTTCCTCCTTCCCATCCTGTATTAGGATATTTACTATGAAAGTAAACAGAAGGATACATAAGGGCTCGATTAGGTCTATACCCAATTACTGAATGAAGTTCCCAGCTATCTAAGTTATTAGATTCCTCTAAAAGAAACTTGTCAAACTCTTCGTTAGTAAAATCATCAGGTATTTGATATCCCTTTTCCTTATGTTTCCAAAAAGCAGTTCCATGTAGCCCTTTTTTGGTGGATGGAGATATATATAGAACAAGTGCTCTTTCCGGACTAATATCTCCTACATTTGAGTCTGCATGTATTCTCCAATCAGTATCAAAGTCTTCTGTTGCTACTCTAAAAAATCCTAAAAGACATTCTCTTTCAACACCTTCAATGACAGAAATTTTTTTCAATATCATGTCGTTAAAATCCTTATCGCTATTCTGAACACGAAAATCCTTATCTCCTAATGATATTTCTATAAAGTCATTATCTAATAGTTTTTGATATGTCGAATCATAGGTTTCTTTATCTAAAAAATTATCTAAAGTATTTATCATAATTTAATTGTTATTTGGTGATCATAAACTCTATACATAGTCTTTTCATCAACAATAAATTCGTATTCGCTTTCCGGAGTGAAACAAACTTTATCTCCATTAGAAACCCCTTGTGATTTTAGATATTCATTAGGATATCTCATTACCCCCATTAAAGGCTCTTTAGATGTAGCTTTATATATATATGAATCCTGAACTTCTAACGGCTCTACGAAACAATATCTATCGTATGCATTCCATTCTCCATCCTGCTTGTACATGAAGAACTGCTCCTGATCTATGAAGAATAAATCATCTTTAAAAAAGCTTTGACCACTTTTTTTTCTTCCCTGCATATCAAAATAAAACTTAAAAACATTATGATGAACAAGTAAAGTGTCACCAATTTTAATTTTACCTTCATATCCTAATGGCGTTTCTATTACTTCTGCGTAACGATTTGAAAACTTATGGTCTTCTTCTGATGTGCTTGTTATAAACTCAGTACCTGATATTTCTTTTGTGTTGTTGTATCTCTTGCCGTTAAGTGGCTTTACGATAAATTGGAATGGTGATTTCATAGTTGGTGCTTACGAGCCGCAACCAATACAATCTATTTGACTATCTGTTGGCTTGACCCCATTTAATTTCATTTTAATATTGTGGATTTCGTCAGATAATTCTAACTTATCCATCCAAGTCTTCCCCTCCTTTTGAGACTCCAACTCTTCTATCTTTAATTGTAGTAATCTTCTTTCTGCTTCAGTCATCCTTAAAAGTTTATATTGTACTCAATAGAAATAGGCATCGTAGAAGTAAATCTTTTCCACATAACTATTCCGTCATCTCCTTCTATCCATATATTTATATCTCCAGATTCAGATTGGTTTTGTATAAGATGAATTGTATAGCTTCCTCCAAGGACTTGTTGCCCCACTATGTAGTGCATCGCCCCTCCCTTGTAGTCAGGGCCTATTGATATTTTTCTAATATTCATATTATACGCTTTTCCAAACTTCAATTTGAGCAGATGGAGTAGTACCCACCCATCCTAATAAATTTGCACCCTCTAATCTTCCAGAGTCACTACCAGAAGAATCTCTCATAATTTCATACGTTAAAACGTCATTTGCATTAGCAACAACAGGAACTGTTAACTCGTAAGGTGTTAACAAACCTGCCTCTATTATTTTAAAAACTTTAGGGTCTCCTACCTGAACCCCATTTATTAAAGCTCTAAAAGCAAAAACAGAAACGCTCCCTGAAACCCCTTCTTTTGTAACAGAAATAAAAGTGTTTACTAGGTAGTTACCTGCTGTACTAAATACAACGTCACCACTTGATATTATTTCTACATTTGTAGATGTCTGAGTAGCGCCAAACTCAACCTTTAAGGCTGTTCTCCCTAATGGACTTTGAATGCCATAAGAAGTTCCCTTTATTTGAAAAACATATTGAGCTGTTGAATTAGGAACTAACGCTATTATGTCTCCAATCAAATAACTCTTGGTTATGTTGGAATCTTCAAAATCAGTTCCTACAAGGAAATCATCTACAGTTACTGCGGTATCAAAATTATAAGTGCTTATCTTACCCATTTTCTTTTTTTATTTCTCCTGTTTGTATATTTATTACAGCGTCTTCGCCATATTTTTTCATTAGTTTTTGCTCCTCTAAAGCGTACTCAGATTTCATTTCTGAAATGTCAGACATTAAAGCGTTCTGCTGAATAACCGTATCTCCCAATGAGATTTTTAGTTTGTTGAAGGAGTTCACTAATTCTTGTATTCTTTCTAATTCTTTTTTAGTTAATTTATTCATTTTATTTGATTTTTTATAAAGATAGTAAATTATTTATTAATCCCTAAACCTTATTAACATTTATATTTTATTTTTTTAAGATAATACCCACATAGAGTCATCAATATAGTTTGGAGTTGTGTTTGTTGTTATTATAGTCCCAGTATAAGAAGAGTTTATATCTTGGATGGTTGCTCCACTCCCTTCTGCCGTAGGGAAGTAAGCTTTTAGTCCAGTTTCTGAACCAGTAAAAGTTCTTGTCATATCTGCTGCAATCTCTGATTGAGTTCTTGCCGTAGTCCAAACAGCTAACTCCTTTTGAGTTCCAGTATTTCCTAAAGTAGATATTACTGGACCAAACCCTCCAAAATAAAAGTTAGAACCACTTCGTGTAAATCCTAATGTTGCACTTGCTCCTACATTTGTTTGTGCCACTCCATCAACATACATAGTTCCACCAGTAGAAGCATCTAATGAAATTGAAATGTAGTACCATTGTCCAGCGTTAAAATATTGACCAGCATTTGATTCAATTAAAACAGCAGAATTTCCACTCGAGGAAGTTGGTAAATACATTCTAATAACCCCAGTATCTCTAAACTCAGCATAAAAAGTACGTTGTCCACTACTTTTATATTGTGCACACAAAAATTGCCTTGCTTGACCGTTAAAAGTGGTTACGTCTGGCTTAGCCCAAAACGATACCGTTCTTGTGCTTGTAACAAAATTTAAAGGTAACTGAACCCACTCGTTATAAGTAGCGTCAAAGTGTAAAGCATCTTTGACTGCAGAAACATTTCTCTGTGCGTATGTTCCTATTCTATAAATCATACTAGTTCCCCGATTAAGTTCCACTCATCAGTTCCTATCTTTAATAAACTTGCTCCACAATTTCTTCTCCCCATTTCGACTAAACCGTCAACACTATTTAACTGTGTCCCTGTAGTAGGGTCAAAAGTAATAGTTTCAGCTTTCTTTGTGAAAAATATCTGAGTCCCTATAGGAAACGCAACACTTGAGTTTAAAGGTATCTCAATAATAAGGTCATCGTTATTTTCTATATTAGTGTCCCTATCGGAAAGTATTAAAGAATGAGTTCCAGAGTAAACTGATGTCTGTATTAAAGTTGTATTATCTAAAGCCGTATTCAAATCAGTTTGACTTGATAGCGTACCTGTAATACTCCCCCAGGTAGTAGCACTTAAGGTTATCCAATCTGTTCCTGTTGCAGTTGAACTTAGTACTTGTCCTGTAGTTCCACTTTGGTTATTAGAATCAATAAAAGCTCCTGTTACTCTAGCGTTTCCTTCAACGTGTAATTTCTCTGTTGGAACAACTATCCCTAACCCTAATCTTAAATTAGGCTCATCTACGAACACTGTATTAGATACTAATGTATTACCATCTCCAACCCAAATTCTTCCCGTAGGAAGGTTAGGAACATCATTAGCCCTCATTATAGATGACACCGTAATAGAACCTGAAGTTCCTGTTGATACCTTACCAACAAGTCCCATGTTTTGAATAGCGTTACCTTCTCCTGTAGGTTTAGTTAACGTAAGTCCTCCTCCTGATTTTAGATATACAGTATCTCCTGTAGTTGGAACAACTCCATCAATAGGAGATGTTATAATATTTGTTAACGCTCCAGTGATTACCACAAAGCCAATATCATTGTTTCCTAATGTAGTTTTAAGTAATCCAATAGCTGGATAATTACCTGCACTTATTAAAGCATTTGCAGGAGCTACCTCTATTGTGGCTGTTGCACCAACAGTACCTATTTGATATACAGGTGTGCCTACTGTTATAGTTCCGCCTGAAGTGTTTTTACACGCTATTTCTACAAGTGTTGAAGCTCCTGATACTACATCAGACCACTGACTTACACTACCTGTAGATGTTAATATTTGACCTATAGTTCCTGCAGAATTATTCGAGTCAATAAAGGCTTGACTTGCTTTTATATTTCCATCAACATCTATCGAATCCTTAAATTCTATTGGCATATTATCCTATTTTAGTTATTACTACCCTAACTGCTGCTGTAGCAAGAGCAACCGTAGTTGCCAGAGTGATTGTATTAGTTGTAGTTCTTTCAACACTTAAAAATACTGTTTCAAATGTTGTTGTATTGTAACACTGAACAGACACGTCTCTAGTAGCTAAATTATGAGTAACAACGTATGAAGTTAAAGTACCATTTCCTATATTAGCAGCAAACTCCCTTGTTGCAACCTCAGTATCAACAGCAGTAGCAAAATCAGTAATCTGTGATGCCGTTATCGCTATAGTCGTACTAGAAGCAGCAGTTATAAGTCCCTTTCCATTCACAGTGAAAGTTCCTACGGATGATGCAGTTCCAAAAGAACCTACATTAGCATTAACGGTTGCTAGCGTGCTTGACAACACAACATTCGCAGTTCCATCAAATGAAACGGTAGGTGCTGTCATATCTCCAGATATAGAGAAGTCTCTAGCTGTAGCTAAGGCAGTTGCCGTGCTTATATTTCCTGTTATAGAACCAGTTACAGTTAATCCTCCTGTTATTGTAACAGTACTCCCGTTATCAACTATAGAAGAGTCAACAAATTGAGTTCCTGTATTATCCCACTTTAATATGGCATTGTTTGTAAACGCAGAAGCATTTTTCAAGCTTATAGTTCCTGATGTACTTATAGGGCCTCCAGTTAACCC